TTGAGCCCTCTGGAGGTCTTTAAGTCGTTCCGTCCAAGCTTTGATTGTTTCGTATTTTCGTTTCTGGAGGTCCTCTGTCAGCTGGAGCTCCATCTTGTTCAGGTCTTCGAGTGCTTTGAGCCACGTCTGGGCCTGCTCAATCTGAAATTGAATGCCCTCCAGCGACTGGACGTAAGGACTGGAGTAATCCAGGAATCTCGCCGAACCTCCCCCGACCTCGAGCCCGGCAGCCCGAATCATCTCTTCCGCTTTTTCCGTATCGACGCCTCCTCCGGACTCGTACGTCATAGCCTCCAGAAGTCTTCCGACATCCAGAGGCTGGATCCTCCTTGTTGCCTTGGGAGTTCCAACAAGGTCCAAAAACTTTGCAACCTTTTGGGAGTCGAGGACCATCTGGACCGACACCTTCTGCATCTGCTGACCTGTGTCCCTGATTGCCTCCCCTGTCTCCTGGATTGCACTGGTGACTCCGTGGAAGGACTTCCTCACCTCCGTCATCTTGTCTCTGAGGAAGGGGATCTGTGCCATGGACTTCAGAACGTAGTCCACGGCCTGTTTCATCTCCCATTGCAGCCTGCCCCTGTCCTTGAGCGGGAAAGAGTCCTCCCAAATCTTGTTTGCAAGTTTTACCAGTTCGTCCCAATCTTTTTCGACCGACTTTTTAACCTGAGGAATAAAGTCGTCCGTCAGTCCTTTCAGGATCTCCTCCAAAGCTTTTTTCGACGACTTGGCAGATTTCTCAACCGCATCTCGAATCGGATCCAAAATGTCTGTCTTTACCTTGGGAGCGATTTTCTTCGCTTCTTCATAGGTGTTATAGAGCCCAAAAAGGTCACGTGTAAAGAATTGCCAAGTAGCTTTTGCTGCCAGTTTTATAACCTCTATCAGTGTCTGGTAATTGGCGATGATCTTTACAATTGCGACGAGCCAGTGTGCTCCTATGACAATATTGGTCTCAATTACCTTCGCATAGACATCGCCCAGTGCGACCAGAGCCTCGATCACCCTCTTGATCGCAAACCAAATGGTCTTAAATCCTAGGTACTCTACCTGAACCAAGTCTACGAGTGTCTCTAGAGTTGCGTGGAAGGATCCGGTCTGTTGATCAGCCTTGGCCATCTCGTCGATGCATTCCCGAATACTCTGGATGAACGATCTCAGATAGGGATCTGCTGCCTGACCAAACTGGATTCCAAGGTCTTTCAACGACGCGACGGTCTTGTCGAACTCTGCTTTTAGTGAGGCGAGCTGCTTGTTCGCAACCTCTTCCGTGGCTCCTCCGGAGTCCCGAAGGGCTTTTTCAAATTCCCGGAGTCTGTTGGAAGTCCCTATCAACGTCAACATGACGCTCAGGGACCTGTCTTGGAACCCAAGCAGGTTAAAGATTGCCCGTCTCTGTGCCGGACTGGTTGACTCCAGAACACGTTCAAAATCCTGAAAGATGTCCGCCAGATTCCGAAGATTTCCTGTCGTGTCGTAAACGGCGATTCCCAATTGTCTGAAGATGTCGGGCTGTTTCAACGCAGCCCTCTGCAGGTCCCGAAGCACAATGGCAAGAGCCTCGCCCGCTTCTTCTCCTTTGGTGCCTTGCTCTGCCAATGCAGCCAGCGCCGCAACACCTTGGTAGATGTCAACGTTGAAGGACTTCATTGCGGCGGCTGCCTTGTTTGTCAAGGCCTTGGCAAACTGCTCCACGGATGCATTGGAGACGATGTTGGCCTTCGTAAGAACATCGGAGATCAATTTCATGTTCTCCATGTTCTTCGTGGCGTTCTCCGTCTTCATTCCCAATGCAGCCATGGAGTCGGTCAGAAAACTGGAGGCCTTCTCCAGACTCAATACTCCCGCAGCAGCAAATTTTGTAACAACAGGGAGGGCAGCGATGGACTGTTCTGCAGTGTATCCAGCAGAAGCCAGGTAGTAGTAAGATTTGGCAACCTCGTCCACCGCCATCCCCAATTCTTTGGCAGTGGACCTCGCGACCTTTTCCATCGTCTCACGGGTAGCCTCTGTGAGGTCCCCCATGATAGCGGTGGATTCGGTCATCACTTTGTTGAATTTGGTGTAGTGATAGATGGCGACCGCAGCCAGGGTTGCAAGGGTGGAGGCAATGGAGAGGGTGGCGCGATTGACCGCCACAGCCATCAGGGAAGACTCCCCTTCCACGGCCCTCCTCGCGTCCGTGAAAGCTTTGATCAGCTGGACGGGGTCTGCAGTGAGGCGAACATACAGGCTCCCTAGCGAGGTACCTGTAATTAAGCCGCCACCGGATATATACGTTGCCATGGATTAGCTGGCCTTAATGCCAAAGTAGGAGAGCCAGACCTGTTTGGACTGGCTGGGATCCACTTTGGGCTTGGTTTCGAGGAGGAAGTCTTGGACGGAAACGCTCCTGGGGTTCGCTACCCACCCCCTCCGGACCTCGGCAGCGATCTGAGCGAGGTACAGGTCGAGCTTGGTGACCCGTTGCTCTTCCTGTGTAAGAAATTCGCACCAGTCAAGGAACTCGGAATAGGTGATCCTCTTCCGAAGTTCCCTGACCGGCATTTTCAGGTGTGAAGCGAGCTTATACCAAGCCCACTTCACACCTGTCAGACGTTTTTTCGCTCCCCTTCCTCGGCAACGAGATGATTCATCTTCTGGGCCGTTTCGAAGAGGGCCTGGACTGTAGAGGCTGGCCATTGCTGCACCTCTTCCTCTTTGACCCTCTCCCCGTTGGCCCGGAAGAGGCAACGAGCAATGAGACTGGCCTGCATGCCTTGGATTTGACGGACGCCCATGATCTTGCCATCCGGACTCACGGCCATTCGACGGGCCAGCTGGTCCAGATAGTCGTCACGGGTTGCGGCGTCCATCTCCCTCAGCTCATACTCTTCGGGCCCTTGAGGTCCTTCGAGGATCACCTTTTGGACTTCAGGTTCCAGTTTCAGTTTGATCATAATTCATCAGGACGAAGACGGTGGCAGATAGGTCGGAGCGGTTTCTTGTCCGGATGCATTGATCAGTGTCGGCTGGATGGTGATGGTAGCCGTAGGCTCTTCACCTTCTGCAAACCGACCCGGAGTAAATTCGCTCACAAACCCGAAGAACTGCAACTTGGAACCGTCGGGGAACGTGACGGTGATCAACTGGTTGACATTGATCTGCCCGTTGATGGCCGGGATGGCGTCGGAATCGAAAGCCACCGTAGCCGAGATCGGCGACAGGGTCTTCAGCTTTCGGGGAGCCATCGTACGCCATGCGGTATTCCGCATGGAAGTGATGTCGATACCGCCTCCGCTGGAGAACCCAGGCGGAGTAACCTCCTTCTCGAAGAGCTTGATGGTAGGAGCTCCCGAGAGCGTAATCAGCGTTGAGAAGCCGTCTCTTAGTCTTGCCATATCAACCTCCGATTGTCATTATGAAGTTGATTGAAAAGTAGTGTCGTCGCTTTCTGTCATTTTCGTCAATCCCTAACGAGATAATCCCGCTTCTGCGGGTTATGTTGGAGACAACATATGCCTCCGTCGAGGAGATTGCAACAGGGAAATTCTTGACTTCCTCAAAAGCTTTGCAGATTTGCAAAGATTTGTCATACCCTGTCGGGTAATCTTTTGCACGGACTGCAACCTGGATCCCTGGATGTTCCACTACCTCCCCAGTGCTCATGATCCGTCCATCCAGTTCTCCCGTAGTGTCGTAAACTACCATCAGGTTGTCCGGCTCGTCCGGCATGTATGCGACAAAACAAGGGAAGGACCCGATATTAGAGACACCTTTGAGGATCAAAACCGTTCTGATGATTTCTGCAGGGGAGCTCATCGAATCTTGGCATGCTCAACGATGATTTGTCTCATTTTCGGAACCTCTGTCCGGGCAGGCTCTTCCAAAAACTTAGCCTGTGCCCGTCCCTGCGGGTCCCAGTACCTGCCAATATGAGGAGGACTGGGACGGCGAGGCTTGCCCTTGAGCTTCATCCCTACTTTCTCATGCACCCACAAGGCATACTCTGCCGTATAGCCTACGTAAACCTCTGTTTTGGCACCAGAATTCTGCTTCCGGGTATAGGCAGAAGCTTTAAGGTTTCCAAATTCAACAGGAACCTTCTCCTGACAGCCCTTCCTCAAATTTTTTCAATAAAACCGCCTGCCTGAGGTCGAGATTAACGAGAATCTCTCGTACACCGTTAACAGTACTGGCGCTGATCTTGGCCATTACAAGATCGCCTTGTACAAAACTTGCGTGTTTCTCAGGTTGGGAATGATGCTAAACCTTCGGATCTCGTAGGCTTTATCACTGTCATAAGGATCGGATGGAGTGGTCGGACCGAGAACTCCGAGAGCGATCCGATCTCCTACCGACATGGGACGGTCCACATAGACGATGCTTCTGGAAATAAACTTTTCTCCGTTCTCCATGACGAACTCCCTCGCATCGTCCTCCCAACGGCAGTCGACCTGAACAGGACCTGCATACTGGGGCCTTCCGTAGTGATCAACCCCCACCCTCCTCCACCAGATCGCTTTCTGTTTCCTGATCTTTCTGATTACGCTCATGGGAGGTCATCTCGAAAAATTTCTCAAAGTTGACCCTTGGGAAAAGGTACAACTGGGAAGAGCCATCCGTAACGTTGAAAATGTCCACCTTCCCTTTCAGTTCCTTTGCCACAATCTCGAACCCCCGACGGAACCGGTTGAACGATTCCTCAGGGATAGGTGTCGGGTTCCAATAGTGCCAATGGGAGCGACCTTCAAGATTTGTCAGATCGTACCCCAGTAGAAAGATCCTTCGTGCTCCCATGGTATAAGCGAGGTTGATGGCTGCAGCTCCAGAAGACCAGTTCCATCCCAGAGTTGACCCCTTCCCAATCCCTTCCTGAAGCCTCTTCATCTTGTGGATGTAGGGAAGGTTCAAAGGAAGAAGGGCAGGAGAGTCGGTGACAAATTCTACGTCGGATTCTTCAATGTTCCACTTCTCCTTCTCCCAAAACTGGGCATCTCCAAAGTAGCAGAGGGAAACAATGTAGGAGCCCAGCTTGTAAGCATGGTTGATTCCAATGACCTTCTTCCCTGCCAACCTTTCAAAAGGAAAGTTCTGAAGGGAAGAGCCCCCGCCAATAAGGATGGCATCCTCACCTCTCCATAAATTAGTAGGATTCCAGAGGTATTCCTGCCCAGTAAACATTTGGGGTCGACCTCCCTTCAGAAAGCCGTCTCAGTGTTCCTGTCGTGTCCAGAACCATTGCCATCTGCCCGTAGCGGGTGACGGCAAGGTTCAGTCCCACCTTGCTTTCTATCGTGGCGCCTACGGTATCGGTTTTTTCTGTCAGGTATCTGGGATCCCGGATGCAGTAGAAATGGGCCGCCAGCCAGGTCTCCACCCGCCTCAGAGAATCCGGGTCCAGTCCTTGTATCAGGTCCACGAGAGAGGATGCGGCGTCAATAAATGGCGTTAGGTCGACAGAGGGCTCCACCTCAACAATTGCCATTACCGACGCCGCATCCGTCCGTGGCATAGGTCACTCCCAGTCTTCTTCTTTTGTCGACTTGGACTTGGCAACTGAGGCTTTGGGCTTGGCCTCTTTCATCTCCTCCACTGGACCCGTGGTAGCGGACTGGGTCTCGGGAACCGTCACCGGTCCAAGATCCTCAAACTTTTCGGGAAAGAGTTTGAGGTAGTATTCCGGTGCTACCAGGGTTGACCCTTGAGGATACTCCGTGTCACCTTCGAAGTGACTCCCTGCTTTAACTTTGAGTTTTCGTACCACTTTCATAATTCTTGAAATCCGGTGGACCCCCTACTGGGCGGAAGAGGTAGGGGGTCCGTTGTGGTCAGTCAGGTGGGTCTTACGCAGTCGCTCCGTGCACGATACCAGTATTTCCGTAGAAGTCCGCCCGAAGCTGGGGCACCATGATGGCCATCACTTTAAAGTGGACCCTCAGGCCTCCCATCTCCTCCCACTGGACCGTTGTGATGTCCATACCGATCACCTCACGGATCACGTCGGTGGTTTGCTGGACCAGGAAGATGTCCCACGTGCCCGTACCAAGGTAGTCAGCAGTCCGGACATCTACAATACCCTGGATCGCCTTCAGGCGCTCCCGAAGGGTGTTGTCACCCTTCTGGGCACTGTAGTCGTCGTCCAGGTACTGGTCCCAGTCCGGAGCATTGTAGATCACCCAAGGACCGAAGTAGTTCTCGTTGATGCTCTTCTGGCGCATCGCAAGGACCTGCCGGACCAGGGTGGCCGGAGTCCAGTTGCTGGCGGTCGGGGCCGTAATGGTATGGGTGATACGGTTGGGGAAGTTCTTTAGTCCGTAGATCACGCCCCCACCGTAGGAGAACGTGCTACTGACACCCAGCGCCAGCTTCTCCGCTTCCTCCGCCACCTTCCGGGCTGCCAGCTCTGCCATCGTGGTGTCGATGGGCGCACCGACATTCCGGGAAGTAGCGATCTGTCGGGCATTCAGGAAGAAGTCCTTATGGATGACCGGCAAGGGCAGGTTGATCAGATCGTATTCGGGACGATCTGCTTCCGTCCGAACTGCCGGATCCATCGAGATCGCAGCGTCCGTGATGTCGCTCATCCGTTCGGTCTGCAGAACCGTCTTGCCCATCCCGTCAGGGATGTTGTACGTCAGGCCTGCAGCCCGAAGGTCGGCCACCACACGAAGCCGCTGTTTCGCCGCCTGCACCACGGCCTCGTCCAGAATCTTCCACTCATCCTTGCGGAGGGTGGCGTTGGCAACAGGAGCAGGAACCGCCTTCCACTTACCGTTCTCATTGACGGTGATGTAGTGACGTCCGTCCTGTCCGACCCAAGGACGAAGGATCGAGGTGTTAAAATTTGCAGCCATCAGGGTAGCAGCGATGTTACCCCGGGCCTGTCCATTTAAGATGTAGTCCTGCATCTTCGTCTCTCCTTTCTCTTACAAAACACGAACTCGAATGCGTTGGGCACTTGAGGTGGCGTTTACCGCTTCCAGTGCAACAGCCAACGCAACATGTCCGGACGTGATAGCCCGGAGATCTCCGTTGCCGGCACTGGAAAGCAATGCGCCTGCTGAAACGTTGTTGCCGCTTCCCAGCCACGCATAAACGACGTCGCCGGGAGAAGCAAGAACGTAGCTAACCCGTTCTCCGCTCGAGTAATTGTCATTGATCCCCCGCCCTTGGAGGGCATCCTCAACCGCATAGGCACGCTCGGCCGCGCCACCCGCGGTCGCATGGACTACCACCTGTCCAGAGCTGTTCAGTTGAAGAAGCTGGCCGGGCTTGATCGTGCCGCCAGCCACTCCTTCTTCCGTACGGCCTGAACCTAAGAGGTGAATTCGCTTTGGAGTCTCGATAGGCATGGTTTACCTCCTTATTTGCTGAAGCTCAACGAAAGAGGAATCAAGGGTTCTTCTTCCGTCGCTGCCGGAGCAGGAACCGGAGCCTGACCCGAATAGTTCGGACGGGTCGGCTTCGCAGCCAGCTTCGCCAAGCGACGCAGTTCACCCAATGGACGACTCTCAAGTTCCTCTTTCGTAAACTCATTTTGTTCGTTCTTGAGAATCGTTTCCACCAAGCGGTTCTTCTCCTCTTGGTAAACTGCAAGACTTGAGTTCAGTACCTCCTGGATCTCCTTGGGGGCCGCAGCAATGTATTCCTGCAGGGTAGCAGGCTTCTCCGGCTCCTTCGGACGATCCAGAGCGTTCAGAATCAGTGTCAACTGATTCTCGTTCAGGGCAGAAAGGGATTCTCGATCTTCCTCTTTCCAACCTGCATTCTTTCCGATGATCTTCTGGATCAGTTCTTCTTTCATAGTTGTTCTCTGTTGGGTTGCAGGAGGTTCCATTCCCTCCTGCTCGTAAAGCTTTTTCAGTTTTGCAATGGCTTCCCGTTTGTTTGGACCTTCGTACTTGTTGCCCCGATAACCACCGTGCAGGGCTGCCCACGCAGCCCCCATCAGTCGGTGGTTCAATTTTCCATCAACATCCCGAACACGGAGGTGCCAAGTAGAAGGTTTCTCCGGATCCTCCACTACGAGGTAGTGGGAAGCAGGATGATACCCATCCTCTTCCTTCTTTTTCACCTCGTTGGTCACGTCCACATAGGTCGTGACCTGCTTCACTTCTACTTTCTCCTCCAGTAAACTCACCGTACCGTCCTCCTTCACTTGGAAGGGCTGGCGGTACAGCTTGTTTTCTGCCAAAAAGATGACCTGATTGTCCAGAAAGTCTTTTACCTGAGCATTGCTTCCGAGGGCTTCCTGAATCCGGGTCATCAACGAGTAGTAGGCTTCCTCGTTGTCCGAAATCTCGGTGGCCGAATTGTTGGCCGGGATACCAATCACGGCCTTCACACCCTTCTTCAGCGTGATGGTCCGGAAGCTCCCCTCTTTGAACTCGCTCGGATCTACCTGACGAATTCGGTAGGAATCTTCCGTCTCGTCCACCTTGTCCGCACTGAAACCGTGCTCTTTGGCCCAAGCAATGGCCTGCTCCTTGGTAAATTCTTCCTTGCTAAAGATCAAAGTTTGAATCTTTGTCCCGCGGCCATCTGCATTGCGAAGGAGCCCAGCCCCATCTGCCACGGAACAAGCACCAATCTGATCAGGAAGTAGAGCAAGGTGATCCGGTCGGAAATTTCTGGCAATACCGATATACTTCTCACCGTTCCACTCACCCTCCTTTTCTTCGATGTCAATAAATACCCCGGTGGAGAGTTCCATGATTTCTCCATTCCGGATAAACTCCATGATCCGTTCATCCACCTTGTCCACCCGCGAAATATCAATCCAAGCCTCCGACTTCAGCTTCCCGTCCTGATACCGCGTGTTCAGCATGACCCCCACCTTGCGACTGTTGAGCACAACAGGATCGCAAGCGGAGATCGCCAGTCCGTTCATCGTGGGATGGTAAACCACAATCGGCTTGTGGTTCCACGCAGCCGGGGTCTTGGCCAGTTCTTCCTTCGGGTAGTAAAGGGGACCGCAGCTCCCATGGTGGACTCCCTCGGTCAGAATCACCATGGGAGCCACCAGGTGCTTTCTGTCTTCGAGTATATCGTATCTGCACCCTTTCGGCAGCAGATTTACAGTAAAGGACTCGTATTTCATGTCCCACTAACACCCATATAATACCATCTCACCAAACAGTAAAGCAAAATTTAGTTGTCTGTCAATACAGAAAGATTCTGCAGTTTGTCGATCCTAACTGGCTGCAGCACAATTGCTTTCGTGGCAAAATTTTGCAGGGTAACCTCTGGATCCTTGTCAATGAGCTCTCTCATTTCTGATGGAGTCATTACGGCTCCTAGAATGTGGCCAAGAATTTGCAGGGACCTGCCCAAGGATTGGTATTGGGAAGCCAGTAGGTTGAAAAACGCAACAAGGTCCCCATACCCGGCATCCCCCGTGATCTTCTGGCGGAGGATATCGGCCCAGCGTTTGCGAACTTCCTCTACCGGAATGCCTAGCTTTTCGGCGATAACTTCGTCGGAGATGCCTGCCCTTTTGTATTTGTTAATGATGTCGTCTATACTCATCGTAACCTCCTGAATGCGAAGCTCATAATATTTTCTCTTCCGCCCAGAGTCGTCTCGAACCAGTTCCTCTCCACACACTCAAATCCCATCCTGTCCATGAAGCCCACAAGCCCACGTTCTGTAAAGTACCAGATATGCTCGTTGGGCTTAAAGTGCTTACTAGCAAGGCAATCCGCTTCGTCCTTGTAGATGGGCATGGAGACAAAGACCCACCGGGGATCGTGGAACCGGATGAATTCCACAGGATTGAGGATGTGCTCCAATGAGTCCCAGAAAGTAAGGACTGTGGCCTTTCTTCCTTCCGGGAAGAACCATCCCTTGCGCTCCAGCCACTCAATTGCGTAAGGATTGACATCTGTACCCCATGCAAAGTACCCGAGGGACCGAAGGACAGAGACAAAGATTCCGCTCCCGATGCCTACATCCAAAACATCTACAGGTTCTGAAGGCTTGACCCTCCTGCGCAACATTTTGACACGGAGGCCAAGAATTACCCGTCCCTGCTCCGTTGACTCATAACCGATGTACTTCTCAAAGTACTCCTTGCCGTACTCAAACGGCTTCTCCGGAGGCAAGAATCCTATTCCGTCAGACCAGATCCAGATTGGAAACTTTTTTGAGTTTTTCATAAAGGAGTGAACGGGAATAAGATTTGTCACAATTGTGGTGATAGGAGAAGCATGTACAAAAATTGACAGGTAGGAAGTGTTCCAACCTTCCCCTTCCTGGGGCATCAATCATCCCCGGCCCGGAGAACCCTCCACCTCCACCGTGCAAGACCAGACACCGGTTGCCCAACGCGATGGACATCGGACAGATAAACCCTACAGGTCCAACGGTAAAGAGGCTAGTTCCTACAAGCTCAAGGATTTGCTCCAACGTCAGCTCCCCCCTTTCATAGACTTCGTCCACTCCTTTGGGCCGGGGACCATCGTAGTCTTCCTCCGGAGGGTCAACATCTGCAATCAAAATTGTTTTCAATCCTTCTGCCTTGCACCAGTTAATCACATCCTGAACCGCTTGAGGATGTGGATTTCTTCCGGGTGCAGGCCATTCTCTACGGACTGTACAAGGGCGGATCACCACATGCTCCTTCCTCTCGTAGGTCCTTCCGAGATCCAGGAAATAGGAGTTTACCTGTGCAGAGATGCACAAACCTTGATAGAGTGGGATTCCTCGCTGTT